TCTTCGCCGGGAATGTTTCGGTTGCGGATGTTAAAGTTATCAATATGCTCTTGCATCTTGTTAAATTTATCTTGCTGTTCTGGCGGCAATTGCGAGAACTCATCAGCCGTGCCACTAAACACGCGAGGCGCAGAAACAGTAGTCTTTGCCTTAATCTTGCCAGCGCCTTGATCATCAAACTCAATCTCAGCGTCAATGCCTGCGTCAGCAAATACTAATGATTTTAATAGCTCGTTAAATGACATCACATACCCTTCTTAGCTATAAATGATGTATACTCTGCAAACTCTAACGCAGTAATTACCCCATCATCAAATTGTTGCGCCAATAGGGCTATTGCCTCTTCGGTGTCGTCAGACGTTAAATTAAACTGCTTCAATGTCTTATTAAGGCGTTTTTCTCTAACTACGTCCAATCGTACACCTTGACCTAAAGCAACGCCAACGCCCTCATCAAGGTCTTTGATGTATTGCTTTGCCCAAGCAATTGTATTTGTATCTGGGTCAATCTTCATCACCTCTTGCAACTCAAGCTGGGCTTGCACAACTTTCTGTGCGCTGTCAGTTTTTGCCGCTCTAACAGCTCCAGCCCTTCCCGGCTCAGGTATGCCGTAAAAATCTCTAATGATTTTCATTGCCGCAGTTTCGTTGGTGTTACGCTGTGATTTAAGCAGTCCATAATATTTTGTTGATGTAGCAGATGTTATTTGGTTTTCTCGAACAAAAAGACTGATTTGATCTTCTGTTAAAGTTCCTGACGCAGAACTAATGTCTAGCTCATTAACCGCCTCAGCGTTATCAATGCCAGCGCCTGATACCATTTCAATCATTTGCTTTTCATATTCGTCAGGGTCTAACAAGCGCAAGCTATCAACTAGCTGTCTTCGGCTTTCTTGATCGCCAGCAATTTTTGCGTCAACTAAATTTGTTTTTATTGCGTCAACCTGTTCTTTCCTGTCGCGCTCTGCCGCCGCATCATTATCAACTCTAAGTTGATCCCTCGCGGAAAATGCATCCCTCGCGGCTTTAAATGCGGCCGCCTCTTCTTCTAACGACATGCCGTCAAATAACGCCTTAATGTTTTCGTCTTGAATTGCTCCAGAACGCACCTGAGATAAATGCTCTAGCGGCTTGTCACCTTTAGTAATCCAATCAGCCACATACCCAGCCTTCGCCTCTATAACGGCTTTGTCAAAAGCCGCGAGCTGTCTTTCCGCAAATGCCGCATCATCTACGCCGTATGATAAAACGGCTATACGGTTGCGTTCAGCGTTAAGAAAGTCATTGATTGATGTAACATTACCGTCATCGCCAATTTTGTTACCAGCCGCAATGATGTCTGGGATGTTGTTGATAATCCCATCAACACTAAATGTTACCGCTACCTTTTGCTGTTTCTCAGCCTTGTCGGCCATAGCATTGGCGTGAGTAGTCAGTTTGCTGTTAGCAACAGGCGCAATAGCCGCCTGTAGGTTTACAGATGCCACCGGATCAATCTGGTTTAGACTTGTGCTGTAGCCGTCAATGATAGCGTTAAGATTAAGCTGGAACTCATCAGCGCTCATATCGCTATCTTTAGCGGCAATGGTGAGCTGGTTAATCTCATTACGCGCCGCTATTTCCATATTTGTCTGAATAACGTCAACAGCAGTTTTACGCGCCTTCTGATCAAATATCGTAAACCCATCCGGCAGATCAGGGTCAATCGTTACGCCGGACTTACTGGCGGCTTCTAGCTCTGCCGCTGACGGCGCTATTTCAGCGCCATACTTAACTGCCGCTACCTCAGCTTCGGCAACGGCTCGCTTGTAAACAAAGTCAGATATCGCATCTAGGCTATTGCCTATTTGATCGTATACACGCGCTTCGGCTTGCCCAGTCTGCACAAAGTTAACAGACGGCATACTGCCGATTGAAACGCCTAATGGTCTGTAACGCGGTAACTCTGCCATTAGTCTGCTAGCCCCCTCGTTCCAGTGCCAAGAGTAGGTTCAAGGCCGCCAATCAAACCATAGTTAACGGCGGCTGTTCCAAACTTAGCAATGCCGCCAATAATCCCAGCCCTCATTGTTGACTTAGCCTGTTGCATGTACTGAGCCGCCTGCATCTGGCCACCACGCATTGTAATGATCTCATTGTCCTGTACGGTATACAGCTCAGTCGCACCTTTGGCTGACGCATACTGCAACAATCTATTTGCGCTACCGCTAAATGGATCAACGCCACCATTGCCAGCTCTTGCCACGATAGCGGCCTGCGTTCTAAGGATGTTGTCCAGAACCTGTACGCCCTGCGCCTTATACTTTAGGCTTTCAGTCTTAGCCTGTAACCGCGCCATAGTCGCTTGCGCGGCAAGCCCTCTGGCTTCTGAGCGATTGCCCATCATTTGTGAAATTGAACTAGCGCCAGATGCGGCCAAACCTAATGCCTGCGCCCCTGACATGCCAGCGGCCGCTGTTCCTATAGCCGCGCCTGCTTGTGATACTGCCGCTATTATCGGTGCCATTTTACTGTCCTATGCTAACTTTAAAATCTATACCCAACAAAGTCATCTTGAGCGGTACTGTTTGACCAATCGTGATCTGGCCGTCATAAGTATAACCCAGAATACCGTGCAATGTCTTTATTCCTGTAAACTCATCAACATCATCGTCCAACACATCATCGCCAAACCGCCGGAAGGGTACTTCCTTGCCATTGATTGTCAGCGCCTGCGTTTCAAATAATTCTGCGTTGACCTCGAATATCCGCTTCTTAAAGCCCTTCAGAGAGCCGCTGGGGAGCTTTGGCTCTACTGGCAGTGTCTTTACTTCCGGCGTGAAGTTGAGGCCGACCTGATGGCTCGCAGTCGCCGCCGTAGCAAACGTGACCGTGAACGGCGAAGCAGGCACAGTCTGATCCGGCTCAACAATTCCATCGCGGATGATCTTAACTGTTTCAGCTTCGAGGTGATCCATTGTGACAGATGATGCCGCCCCACCGGTCTTGGCGCAATCGAGTAAGACTGTACTATCAAATAGCTCCACATAATAAACCGTTCCACCGTTGACCGTGCGCTTGACCACCACATAGATATCATCGACATCAACCCCGACATTTAAAAACTCTCCATCGGTTGTCCATTCACTAGGCGCAATCACGTTCTGTGATCTTAGTACTGTATAACACGCTATCGACCCATCGTCACCATTGACTACCAGCAACCGGTCGCCCTCATCAGTTCCAGTCGATTTACGCACCGCCATCTCTTCTGGTGTCTTCAACAGATGAGATGATAGCAGTGATATCTTGGCTGACGTGTATGCATTCTGCGTGTCGGTAAATAAGAACTCTTGTAATGCCTTGCCCTGACGCTGAACAAAAATAGTTGCGCCATCAATGTTTTGCAGTCTGATGCCGGGCTTAGTGCCAAAGCCGGTCTGTTGCTTCACGATAAGATTGGTGGGCGTGATCGGCTCATCTAAAGTCTGAGGCACATAGAACTCGCCGCCAGTCGTAAAGACTTGCAGATGACGGCCAGAGAATATATCAACAATCGCATTGAACGTGCCGGTATCCAGCGTGGCTTCTACCGCCGCGTCATCTAATGATTCGCCGGGGTTAAAGTTAAAGAAATCCGACACGCGGCTACCATAAAGTGTTGACGGCCTGCTATTCAAGCCGCCGAAAAACAGCCTGCCCTCATGAAATGTCACTGAGCGCGGATAACCTCTTGTGGCTGACCACGCATCTTCATAACCATTTTCAAGCTCCCAATCACCAAAAACAATAGCATCAGTGTCAAAGAACGGTGTTTCGACAAAGGCTTTGACAACCGTATTGCTAACATACTCAGTAATTCTTGCCCTGCCAAAACCGTTTAAAACATTAATATATTCATCAACACTATTCGCCCCCCACGCCTTAATTTCATAATTACTAGTTGCGTCAGGCGCTGTGTCAAACGCTTTAGACACTGTAGCCACTTTTGTTGACGCGACATAGTCAGATATAAGTCTATGCTGGCCAGCGCCAGTGCCACTAGTGATGTGAAGTGAAAAACCATTACACGCATCATCAGTAGTATAGCTGGTGGCGGCCTTTAGCGTAATTGTCGTTGATGTGCCGCCCTGCGCTGTGCCGTTGTCTGTCGTGACACTGGATGCCGTCAGCGTGATGTTGCCGGATGTTGCGCTGGGCGTAATCGTAAAGTTAGGGCTGACGATAGTTTGCGTATAGGCATACTTAGGCACATATGTAAACGATAGTGTGCTAGCCGTCCAATCGCTATCAGTTGCGCCGCGCACAATCTTTAACGGCGCTAAGTCTTCATGCACAACAATAACGGTATCCGCTGACTGCACCCAGTTCATCTCTGGGATGATGGCGCTGGTAACAGCCGCCACGGTGAGATAGTCATTGCCTGATCCATTGATGTCGGTAATCAACGCGCCGTTTTTAAAGATATACATTTTGCCCGGAGTAAACACCAACATATAGCTGTCAGACACACTGAACTCAAATGACACCATCCGCACAGCCGTACCAGCGCCACTGTCTAACGCGGCTATAAACTTAGTACCGTCACGCCGTTTAGCACCGCCCTGCGGCTGGATGCTGACATTGCGAGCTGTCGTCAACCCAGACCCATACTGACCTATGTCAGTCCGGGCGCGTAGCTTTGGATCAAGCTCGCCAGATGTGAAGTCGTTTTGTATCTGGATGATCCGGCTCATGTTAGAACCTTATATCTGAAATCGGAAATTCCTGTATGCTCTTCGCTGGCTGGTCAATGCCGTCAATGTTAATTGCAACGCGAACCAAGCCGCCACGCATATTATCAGATGGTGAACCATATGCTTTGCCGTGATAGTAGTCAGCCTTCGTAAGCTGGTCAGTAATCGGTTCGGCAAACTCAGCCGCCAGTGCTGTCTTTAGCAATCTCACAAAGTATGGTGGGAAATCGGCAGGCTCTGGCCGATACTGGTAATCAACATAAACCGTTTCCAGATTAGTGTATAAGCCGCCTGCATAAATCTCATATTCGCGCACTGGGCGCTCCGCTACAGCGCTGGTCGGGAACACCGCCTTGGGTAGCCCTAGCCTGTCGCCGGGTAGCTGGTATTTATATTTCCATTCATTGATTGGCGTATCGAGCAATTGCGCTAGCTGTACTTTCTTTAGTGTCCAGCTATATGGGTACTGCATCAGCAAGGTGTCACGCACATCGTCATAAAGCCGATCTGCAACCTGTGCCTCGTCTGTGCCGTCAGAAAATGATGATAGTGGAGAAGCGCCAAGCATAATTAGCGCATCGGAGCAGATTGATAGTTTAGTGTCGCCAGAGGCCATATTCTACTCCTATAGAAGGATGGGGCGACCTAAGCCGCCCCAGCCGTATTAGTCACTGTCAGTCATTGCAACGGCAGTGCCGTCAGTCACATCGACAACGCCTGATGCGTTTGATGCAACCATAACGATTGACATAGTAGGTGTTGCACTGTCGTGAACGAAGATCACATCACCAACTGCCAGAGTGTCTGACAAGTCGTTGAAATAACCGGCTGTGTTCACAGTCGCAATAGCATCTGCACTTGTGTAAGTGTACATGCTCGGTGCGTTACCTCTTTTAGAAGCGCCAATCACGCCCCAACCTGTAGATGAAAAAGCCATTATATAATCCTTTCCTACTCGGTTGCGCTGATCTTGACGATGCCTTCATCGTCAATGGCCACTGCGCCAGCAGAGAACATTGAGCTGACAAGGAAGGACGTTTTTTCAGCTATGTAATTTATCTCACTACGCTGGTTCATGCCAATGCCCATACCAATAGCATCACGGTGGAATGCGAAGCTAGTGCGTGTGGACGGTAATGGCAAGCCACCTTCGTCACGATCACCAAGTGTGATGAACTTGAAACCAAGGAAGGTATCAATGTCACCTTGAACCAGTGCTTTCACGCTGGCGAAATCAGAGCTAGTTAGCTCAGTTTCGTCTAGCAGTGATGACAGGCCATTGGCGTGGATGATCATGCAACGGCCTTCGGAAGGTACGTTGTTTGCATCCATTGCTTTTTTAGCCGCCAGCAACTTGGCGAGGTTCATGTTTGTGCCAGTGCCACCAATGTCTGTGCCGACAGTTGCTGGTGATGATGCGGCGTTCAGCGCGTCAATGACTAACTGATCCATCCGGCGGCCGATAGCCGCGCCAACCACCTGAACAAGCTCACGGCGCTCGTCAAAGTTGACCTTCTGCTGGTTAAAGATATCTGAATATTCAGCCGCAATGTAATCTGACATTGTTGCTGTAACCTGTGAATAGGTAACATTCAGAGGGGTTACGTCTGACTGTGGTACGCGCACAGTCGCAGTGCCTTTCCCGATCTTCGGGAACTTCACTTGATTACCTTCGACATTTGTTCTTTCGCGAGTTACGCCAGCAAGAGCGCGAGCGCTCTGATATGCCTGCTTCACCTCGGCATCGAACATTTGAACGAAAGCGTTTGAAATGCCTACTGCCATTTCTATCTCCTTCGGATAAAGTTAAATACATAAGTCGTTACAGGTATCCAGAGGCTGGGCTGTCACTTGGGCATAAACGCTACGCCCCCAAACGTGGGCGACAGATCGAAGAACGATTGCCTGTCAAGTAGAAATAATAATGGAAAAACTGGGGCGTGTAAACACCCCAGTTAATTTACATAGCTTGGTAGTCCTGAGTGCCATACATTTTCTCAAACATCTTCTCTACCTTAGCCCGGTAGGTCGGATCATTTAGATACTCAGGCTTGGCCACCATTGCGGTTAGCTCTTCCTTAGATGGCGCGCCTTCCGGCTGGCCAACCTCAATAGGAATAGAGCGATCACCATAATAGCTTCTAATCTTTTGCAAAGCTCGGATGCCCTGAGCCGTGCCGCCCATAATCTTGAACTCTTCAAAGTCGTCATTGCCCCATACGCCTTTGCGTACCAAGGACTGACCCCATTCGCTCATAGACTTGATGACAGCGTCAGCATTGTTGCCCAGCTTCTTATATTCTTCTTGATAAGAAACCTCAGCCTGTTGCGCTTCATTGCCAGCCATATCAACAAATTTACTGGCCAGCTCTTCAAACGCCGCTTGGCTAACGCCATTCTGCTTCGCCCAATCCTTGTAGGTATTGAACAGCTCATCGTCTTCGGGGATGTTCGCCTCTTTAAAGGCACTAACATCATATTCTTCCGGTGCTTTGTGTTTGCCTTGCGAGAATTTCTTCTGTAGCTCATTATAGCTTTTTACAAGGTTTTCTAAATCCGGCCCTTCGTCTTCATTCCAGAATTTTTCTGGATACCAGTCTGGCCGTTCAAACTCGGTTTCTTCACCCTCGGCCGCAACTGTTGTGCTTTCTAGTGTCGGCTCTGTATCGGGTTTAATGTGTGAGATACCTGCATCTGCTTGCTGGTTGTCTTTGCTGTCTTCACTTTCGATTTCAGCAGAGGCCATCAAGCCTGTGGTTTCATCATTCATAGGTGTCTAGCCCTCTTCATTCTGCGTTCGATTTCTCGAACTATGCTGTTTTGACCTTCTCTGGCGTAACCGTGTGAGGCTTCCTCACCGGGATACCAAGTCGGTTGCTCAATCGTTTGCGCCCTAAGATGTTGCAGTAACTCTTGCCCATCGTCAGAGCCAAACACGCGCAGATACAGACGATCCACATCGTCTTGCATATCCACAACGTCCTTCCGCAACTCAGGCTCAACTGTCCTAAGCGCATCCCAACCTTCTTCAATCATTTAGATAGCTCCCTCTGGCGGCAGGCCAGCACCCTCTGGCGGCATCTGCCCACCTTGTGCTGGCAACATGCCCTGCTGTTGTGCGGCGGCTTCTGCCATTTGTGCCGCCATCTCAGCGGCCTGTTGCCGTTCTTGCGGCGATGTACGCAAGTCAGCCGGTATGCCCAGCTTGTCAGCCACATAGTCTGGTATTGCAGTGGTGCGAACAGCGAGCTGGCCATCCGGCCCTAAGCTCGATGAGAGCTGAACCCACTGCATAATCTTCTCAATATCGCCAAGGTTCTGAGCCTGAGCAATCGGGCTGACCGGTGTCACCTTAACCTCAAGGCCATTCACCTTTAGCGGCATCTCAATCAATCCGCGCTCATCCATCACATATAGAATGCGTGAAATCAGCGGTATCATTGTTTCATTTATGAGGCGGCCAAACGCACTGCCTAGATTTGTGGACAGCTCTTGCATCTTTGCCGATACCTCGGTAGCTGACCGAGCTGACATATTGTCTGGCGGCAGGGTGTCGTCCATCATAATCTTTTTGATGTTCATCCGCAGATCATTAATAACAATCTGGCTGACGTTAAAATCACCGGTTCGCGGCAATGGGCGCAGGCTTTCGCCGTTCGGGCCACCATTACGCGCAACCGGAATGATTGCGCCGGGTCTAATGCTGACCGCTTGTGGGTTCAACACACCATCGTCTGCCGCTGTATAGACACCAGCAATACTGATGCTAGCATTCTTCAACAACAGCTCTAGCGTTTTGTTTAGTGTCTTAATGTCTGGGATAGCAGTGACTAGCGGCCCACGGCCATACACCTCACCGGCTACCTTCATATATCGCGCCACAACCCAAGGGCTGGATTTCATGCGGCGCATCAATAGCTGGTCTTTGCCTTCCGGCCAGATCACATAATAGCAGTAATCGCCTTGCTCAGGGTCATACATCGTGGCTTCCATCAGATCAATCTCACTGGTCGGATGCTCATCAATCAAACGCTGTAGGCGTTCCGATATCTCTGCGTCAGACCAATGTTGCTTGATGG